CAATTGCGGAACAAAGGTGCAGGCATCAGGTGTTGGTAGAATTGATGGAAAAGGGCATTGAATTATGAATTACGTTTGGAAATGCCGGGTGAAATACCGGGTGAATGGCATTCTGTATGAGATAATTTTGTCGGATTCTGCCCAAAATCCAAAGGAAATGCAGGCATGGGAGAGGATTGTTGCCCGGCATCACCAGGTATTGGAAAAGGATAAATTGCAGGTTGTGGAGGTGATTCGGGAGGGATATTTGGGTTTATTATCTGCAAACGAATGAAATTTTTTATACTGATTTTCAGCGAGTTAGGTATTTTTCACAAAAAAACTTTTTCGGAGGTATTGCATATCAAAAAACTTTATTGATATTTGCATCATCAAATCAATCAAAATTCACCACCAAAAATCAACCACAATGACAACTTTCAAAATCACTTACACCGGGAATGATTCAAGATTCAAAAATCTTTCCACCACACAGGATGCCAACACCGCAAGAGAGGCATTAGTTCAATTCTTTGCCGAATACCTGCCTGAGAGATATTTTCCGCAGGACAATGGCAGTATCAAAGATGCCAACGGCATGACCATCTGTGAGCCAAATCAAGACTGCATTAAGCACGATGGAGGATATTTTGAAGCGGATGCCGAAATGACCTACGATGTGCAATTTCACGATGACACCACATCGGATTTCAAAGGCTTTGCCGAATCATTGGAATTCTGTCAGGATTACATCCAATTCAACAATGGCACGGATGAATCATATTTTGCTAACTACAAAGGTGGCATTGTGCAGATTATCTGCAACGAGACCGGAGAAATCATTGAATCACACATTGTAGCCTAAAACCATGCACACCATCATTCTTACCGCAGCATTCATTGCCATCCTCAGATGGGGATTCAAGGCCGAAAAAAACAGAAACCAATCAAATCACACAAAATGAAACATTACACCGAAACAACACACTTTTACGAGCCGATTGAAGGCTTAATAATCGAAATCCTGCATGATGGCACAATGTACATCAAGCACAATGGAGAATTGGTAGAACTAACCGATTTCAACATCACAAGAATTGAGGATGTCGGCCACATGGCAGCAATATCTGAGGTTGTCAAAATACACATCCAAAAATTAGGATTTCAATTCGTGCCACCAATTTTCAACGCATCCAATGAATAAAGAATTCACCCCAACACATCCGGCAATTGCAAAAAGAAATGCAGAGATTGTTGCAGAATTGATGAAAAAACACCGGGAAATATCAGAAGACATTGCCATGCTGAATGATATTATTGCAGATAATGCATTGGATGTGTCTGCTAAAGAAATGCGGAAAAAAGAGCAATCAAAATTATTCCTTTTGGAATCAATCTTAAATCCTGAAGACTGATGGCACATTATGTATTTGTCAGATATTGGACAAGACCATTATTGGTCATCGTGAATGAGCCTATCCAATCTGGCATGATGGACACAGAAAGCGCATTCGATATGTACGGGGAATTCACGGGCATGGTAAAAAGGTCACACATTTACCTTTACAATAGGAAATCAGGCAAATTCATCTGCAACATTCCATTAGAACATTCTTATGTTGAGATTCACCGGGATGATGATTTCCCGGTGAATTTCTCCGGGATGCTGAAACAGAAAAGGCAAATCATCCGTGATTACATCACGGCAAAATTTGGTGACATTTTCCTCCATCCATCCGAGATTGCCACCATGCCCGGCAGATTCTGTTTGCACAAATATCCGCGATTCACCTATTTGGCAGCATTCAATCCAAAATTCAAAGAATTAGCACATGCAGACCACCATCACATTTCCTGAGCCAAAAAAGATTGCAAAAACGGACATTGAGCGCGAAAAAATCACGGCATTGATGAATGTCCTCCATGCCCGGAGAAATTGGATAAAATACAAGGAAATACGGCAAATGTTGAACATATCAGATAGAGATGTCAGATATATTGCCGCATCATCCGGAGGCAGGATAATATCCGGGCAGAAAGGTTACCGATTAACGCAATATGCCACAATTGATGAAATCACACATGCTGCCAATTGGCTGAAATCTGCCGGCATGGAATTAATAAAAAGAGCAGAAGAAATCAGAAATCAAATCACACAATGACACCACAAAAATTAAGAAATCAGCAAAAGAAAAGGCAAAAAGAAATCAAAAAGGTTGCGCCTGTATTAACTGAATTGGACATTATCGCAATGGACATGGATGAAAATGATTGGCAACATTTCCTGCGCGATGCCCGGCAGAGGATGGAGGCAAATAAAAAATAATTTTTTCAAAAAACTTTTTTACATTCGCGCAATGAAAAGACACAACGCAATGCCCATGACATTCAGAGAATGGTTATGGCGCAAGGAAAAGGCCAAAATTCTCTATGTATTGGCCAATATGTTCATTCTCTTATTCGGATTTCCAACCTATTTCGGTGAATGGCAATGGGTAAATATCCATGAATCCATGATTGAGAATTACGGAGAAGATGGCAATTATCTGATGGGAGGAATTTCCATCTTCATCCTGATGACAGATGTGATTATCCTATACATCTGTGATGCAAATTACAATGGATATTGTGACACCTTTTATGACAGATACGATGGCAGCAAAAAGAACAAAAAATAATTCATCATTTCGCCAAAGATGGCAGAGCATGGATGAATCACAAAAGAGAGAATGGTTTACGAATGTGCTTTATCAGGTAATCAAGGCCGGGAAAAAGAACACCATTGGCACATCAAAAGTGAAACAAATTTCCGATGAATGTGGGTACACATATCCACTAATCAGGTTTGTCCTGCATGGAAAAGTAAAAGTTCTCCGGGAACATCATTATGCCATCATGGATGCGGCAGATAGAATCATGAATCAATCAACCAATCAATAATTCACAAAATGAAACTAAATTACGGAATCAATCAAATCAAAAAGACATTTGTTCAGGAACATGACAATGCAACATCAAAAAGTAATTTTCTCGAAATCTCTCTGCATGAGGACACCGGGTTTATCCTGAAAACAGACAGATGGCATTTCAATGACCCAATTGAGGTGATGATGGCATTGCAGGATTTTTGCGACATGGTTGAATTTGCTCATAAAAAACAAGAGCACAATGAGCAATAATCCCAAACGCAAAGTTATTTTCATTAAGCAAGAGAATTGGAAAGGTGAGCCACCAATTGGCAGGAATGAGCCATGCCCATGTGGAAGTGGCCGGAAATACAAGCAATGCCACCTGAAAGAACGGGAACAATTTTTCTGTGAAAAAATGAAAGAATTTAATTCAAAAAAATAATTCCGGCAGATAGTTTTTTTCTGAAAACTTTTTTTATATTTGCCTATCAAAATTCAGTCACCATGACACAAATCACCAAACCACAATTGCCATCAATTGAAGAATTGTATGAGGGCAATTTAGAGCAGGCCGCGAAATTGGATGGCTTGCAAGCATTGTTAAATTCGAATCCTCGTCAGGAATGGGTGAAGCAGCACCCAATGGCAAAAAAGGCCGATGGAACACCTGTGCCTTACATTCCAATTGAGGTCACCGAATATCTGTTAAAAAGGATATTCAAACGCTACAGAATTGAGGTCATTAACACATCAACATTCTTTAATTCAATTGCCGTGACCATCCGGGTGCATTATCTGAATCCAATCACCGGAGAATGGGATTTCCATGATGGAGTAGGCGCGATGGAGGTGCAGACAAAGAAAGGCGCATCACCTGCGGATTTAGCCAACATCAATCCGGGCGCAGTACAAAAGGCATTGCCTGCGGCAAAATCTTATGCAATCAAAGATGCCTGCGACCATTTGGGCAATCTTTTTGGGGCGAACATTGGCAGAATGTCATCATTAGGATTTGAGCAAAATCAGACCTTTGCAAACATCCGCAACAATGCCGGGAGTGCATCAATTTGGCTACAGATTAAGAAAGCCAACACGATGGAACAATTAGCCGCGATTGAGGAATTTCCCGATATATCGCCGGAACAACAGGCAGAAATCGAAAACAAAAAATCAATCCTATCAAAAAGAATTCAATAATGGACACCACCACAATGTTATTCAGGTCCTCCTCCATCGGAGGATTGGCCACGCAAAAATGGCCATCGGACACTGCCGACCAAATCATCATTGAAAATATCATATTCAATGCAAAAGGATTGGTGAATGACCGCGAAAATAAATTCACCATCAAAGGCACAAAAAATGAGCATCAGGGAATTCAGATGCTATCCAATTACCTGCAATTGCCATTGGAAAAAAATCATACCCGGATGGCAGATAAATTCACCACCGGAGAATGTGACATTGATGTACAGGATGCAGACACGATTTATGACATCAAATGCAGCTATGATTGGACAACATTCACAAAGGTTGCCATAAAGGAATTGGACAAAGGCTATGAATGGCAAATTAAAGATTATCAAAGGTTATATGGCCGCAATCATGGTGCAATTGCCTATGTTTTGACGAACACACCGGATGAGGATATTAGGCATCAGATTTATATGGAATCATTCAAGTGGGGAGGGGATGAAGAAATGCCGGATTATCGGAAAATCAGAATCATCCGCAATCATGTGTACGATTTTGAGACCTTTGATAGATTAGTGCAGGAGATTTGTCCGACAATTGACAAGGCAGGAAGTGATGAATTGATGTTGTTTCAGGAATGGGAATTGGAACAAAGAATCTGCATAAAGGATTGCAACATTGATGCAGAATTTGCCGGGAACGTGGAAAAAATTGTCACAAGGGCAAGGCAGAGAGCAGAGGAATTGAGAATCATCCTAAAAATGTAATCATGGCAAATCCTTATCTTAAATACTTTAGCCGGGAGGATATATTGCAGCGCGAGTGCGCTGCATTCCTCCGGCATTACAGAATTCCCATCTTATGGGCGCATCCTCCAAATGAGGGCAAAAGAACACCATTTGAACAATTTCGCATGAAAGAATTATGCAGCAATCCGGGCATTCCCGACATTCTAATCTTTGAATCAAGAGGTGGTTTTCACGGATTGGCCATTGAATTGAAAGTTGGCACAAGGCCAACGGCAAATCAATTGAAATGGCAGGCAGATTTGAGAATTAAAGGATGGAAATCTGAGGTCATTAGGAACAAAGATATTTCCATTGCCTTTGATGAATTCCGGGCAATGGTGGATGATTACATTTCCGGGAAATGCATAAAGGAGGGTTGGAGATGAGCGACATATTGAAAAAGACATTGGCAGAAATGAAATCTGTTTTTTCATCCAATGAATTCAGCAAAAAGGCCAAAAAGAATGGATTGTCTGCAAAAGAAATTAACAATGGTGTGATTGCCTTATTTTTGCATCAAAATGCAATTCAGATGGAATCGCGCAGGATGTGGAAGAAATACAATGGTGTTAATCTCAATGACCTTTCTGATGCAATTCAATTGTTGAAATCACATGGGTATAAGGTGATGAAACCTGTGAATGATTGGGTGGAGGTATGATGGCAGATAACGTTCCCGGGCTTTGTGTCAGTTTGCCATTGCACAAACGCTCAAATTATAGACAAAAGTTAATAGGGCAAATTGCACAAAACCCGTGTTAGTAGCTGGCGGGATTTTCAGCACTAAAGCTCAATCGAAGCACTAAAGAAAAAAGTATTAAAAATGTGTGATGGCAAAAATGGTTTTGAAAAAACCAAACATAACTTCCCTTACAAATGGACTTTGAAGGATGCAGTATTTACAAAAGATAAAGGCAAAGTATTTAGTTGTTTTGCTTGTGGTGGTGGTTCAACAATGGGTTATAAATTGGCTGGATTTGATGTATTAGGATGCAATGAAATTGACCCTAAAATGATTGAAGCATACAAAGCTAACCATAACCCAAAATATGCTTATTTAGAGCCAATACAGACCTTTAAATTAAGAACTGATTTACCTGATGAACTTTACAATTTAGATATTTTGGATGGTTCACCACCTTGCAGTAGCTTTTCAATGGCTGGAAACCGTGAAAAGGATTGGGGCAAAGAAAAGAAATTTAGAGAAGGACAAGCAGAACAAATACTGGATAACCTTTTCTTTGATTTTATAGACCTTGCAAAAAAGCTACAACCAAAAGTAGTAATAGCTGAAAATGTGAAAGGGTTATTGGTAGGAGAGGCAAAGGAATATGTAAGGAAAATTTACAGAGAATTTGACCTTGCAGGATATTATGTGCAACATTGGTTATTTGATGCTTCAAAAATGGGAGTGCCACAACGTAGGGAAAGGGTGTTTTTTATAGCAATGAGAAAGGATATTGCAGAACCATTTTTGAAAAGTGTGGATTTGTTTACAATAGCACCTGAATTAAATTTAGAATTTAATGAGCCTGAAATACCATACAAAGAAATAAGGCAAACAGAAGGCAATGAAAGTGCTATTGGATTGAGCAAAATGATAAGCCACTATTGGAAACTTACATCACCGGGAAATGCAATGAGTGAAAAACATCCAAAAGGAAGCTATTTTAATGAAGTAAAAACTGCACCTGATAAAGTATTGCCTACAATTAGAGCAAATGGATTGCCTTATGATTATGAAATTGAAAGGACTTTATTTGATGATGAAACTAAAATGGCTGGAAGCTACCCTTTAGATTACGATTTTAAAACAAACAAAGTAGTTTATTTAGTTGGAATGAGTGTTCCACCTGTAATGACTGCACAAATAGCAAAACAAGTATATGAACAATGGTTATCAAAACTTTAATGGATGCGGAGCAGACAAAGAGGGAGGGAAAATTTTTAATACTTTTTTCTACTCAAAACTTCAATCGAAGCACGTCCGCCTGCTTGCTACTAACTCGTTTATTAGCGCGTATTCATAGCGCATATCTCAAAAAAAAACAACAATGGGAATTGAACAAAGACCAACCAATGACGAATTGTGGCAGATGCACATGCAGGGATTCACACCCGAACAGATTGGAGAAAAATACAAAAGGCATCCAATGGGAATAAAGGTGAGAATTGCCAACATGATATTTGACCATGAGGTGGAAGCATATCGCGCCAACAAGCATTTGCCAAAAAATGACAAAACAGAGGATGAATTGCTGAACACCATACCAATGCATGACCTAACTATTGGTGATGTGGAGGTTAAAGGAAAAACAATGTATTACAAAGGCACAAATGACATAATTGCATTGTAATTTTTTTTCAAAAAACTTTGTACATTTGTTTCATGTTCACAAAGAACGGCAGAAACATATTACCACCAAAAGATAGGGCAGCACGAATCAAAGCAATTCGCAGGGAGGTGTATCATCCTGCATTGCCAAAAATCGAAAGTTGCGGCATGATTGGGGTGAATGTGCCGGAGGAAAGAAAAGAGCCAAAAAAACGGCATTTTTGAGCCAAAAAAACAATAAAATACAGAAAATGGCTACAAAAGGAAAAAAGGGAAATCCGAATTGGGTGAAAGGTGTTACACCACCGGGCGCAAAAGTATGGCAGAAAGGTCAGAGTGGAAATCCGCGAGGTGTTGGGAGAATTACGATAAAGCACGTTAATGAATACCTTGAAAGTAATGGTGTTACACCTGCAACGGCATTGGATGTGAAAAGCATTTACATGAGGCTAATCAATCTAACTGAGGCAGAAATTAGGGAAATTCGCAATGACAAAGACCAACCAATGATTATCACGGCAGTTGCAAAGGCAATTATTGAGGGAGAGGCATTTGATATTGTCGAAAAAATGTTGGACAGGTCAATCGGCAAGGCAACACAACCAATTGATGGTGATGTTGGCAAAATCATTGTTCAGGTAGGGAAAAAATAATCCCATGAATGAATCAGCCAACAATCATTCAATTTCCGGAATACGAGGATTTATTCAATAGCCATTTCATCCCATTGGTGGATGATACATCACGAATCATCATCCTTTATGGTGGCAGAGGTAGCAGTAAATCATCTTTTGCGGCAGCAGCAAAGGTAATCTTACCCATCCTCCGGGAAAGTTATTTCAAGGCCGTTTGCATCCGAAAATCTTACAACACCATTTCTGCATCATGTTATGATACGCTGAAATCCATTATTGAGGAATGGGGCATTTCATCACTATTCAGGTTTTACACGTCACCGCACCGGATTATCTGCAACAATGGTAATCAGATTCTTTTCAGAGGATTGGATGAGCCAACAAAACTGAAATCAATCAAAGACCCGACAATGATTTGGTGGGAGGAGGACATTCCGGATGAATCAGATTACATCACCATTTCACTATCCTTAAGGTCAGAAAAGGCACGATACATTCAGGA